TGAAATTGTGATAACAATGGGCCACATTGCTGTAACCCATTGAAATAACTCACAAAAACTTTAAATGTGCTGTATTGATAGCAATACCTGCTAGGTAGTCGGCAGCGTTACCCAAGCTGCTAGCAGTGTTGTTCAGTTCAAGATAACCATATCTTGTCATGAACGAAACAACTGGTTCGAAGGTGCTTGGGTCAATGATTACACCACTGCTTGTCAGTGGCACATATGGGCAATAATAGGCAGCCGCATCAATTTCGCCAGGGCCTTTGTAACCAACCAGAACGTTTGTATCGTCAGCAGCATATTGGTCAACATACACTCTCATGCTGTTGTTCAGTGTGCCAACAAACTTGGTGTTGGTTGGGGCTTCGAAGGTACCTTCTGTGGTACGAGCGAATGCTGAAGTTGTAGCACTCTGCAGGATGGTAAGAGCAGTTGGGGAAACAACGACCCAGTTACCAGCACCACGACGTGTACGAGCAGCAATCAAGTTTGCACCACGGTTGATCAGAACGGCTAGGGCAGCATGTTCGTCACCAACATATGTTGCAGTACCAGAAACAGCACCTTGGTCATATGTTAGAGTTGTGCCAGCTAGTGTACGCAGACTGACTAGGATTTCCTGGTCGATTTCTGCAGTGATTTCTTGAGCAAGAGCAGCCATGATTTCTGCTTCAATGTCAATGCCTTGTTGTGCCTGAGCATCTTGTGCAGCTTCAAAGGTCCAGCGAGCAGACAGCTTACGTGTCTTGGCTTCAACTGTTTCCTTCAAAATCTGGATGTTCAAACGCTTACCAGCAGTTCCTTCCAGGACGCTTGTTGGTGCAGCAGCAGGATATGCACTGTTACCATTGCCTGAATAGAAACGAGCGATATCGAATGGGCTGAGAGCTTCGCTACCAGCAACCACTGGGGTTGGGGTTCCGAATGTATCAGCGTAACGAACACGCAGGGTGTGAATCTGACCAACTGGTCCGCTCATTGGCTGAACGCCGATGATTTCGTTAGCGATAACGGTTGGCATAACACGACGAATAACAGGCAGAATGACCTTGTTTAGAGTAGCAACGCTACCGGCACTGGTGGCACCAGGTGTTGCACTTTCAAACAGGCTTATTCCTGCACGTGATTGTAGATCCTTACGAGTGTTTTCTAGGACGACTTCCATGACCTTCTTGCGATTGCCAGATAAGCCTTCGCACAGGGCAGTCTTGGTGGCCGACCAATGTGTTTCAAAAAGATTAGTAGACATTTTGTTTTAGCTCCTTAATGCTTAATCCCGGCAAGGTGAAGAATCATTCCCAGGTCGGCATTATCGTCCTTGGATTCCTCTATCACTGCGTGGGCTAATTTGTTGTTTGTTCTGTCACCGGTAACGGCTACAGGTTTTGCACGTGCAGTTTCTGCAAGTGGAACCTTGGATTGGTTACCAGGATTGCCATTTACAACTGCTGGCAGATAACGATTGAAGGCTTCTTTAAGTTGTGTGGTCTTAATATCCCTCAACATATCTTCCATTACTGCTTTCTTATCACGAGCCAGAGGAGATAGAAGCTCTTTTAGAGTTTCTTCTCTTTGCAGACGATCTTGAGCAGTACGCACTTTTGTATTTGCAGATTCAATTAAAGTTTCTTGCTCTGAAATTTTCTTTTGTGCTTCTTTCAGAGCTGCACGCTGTTCTTGAATCTGACGTGCAAGCTTTTTGACTTCGCTACCTTCTGAAAGATAGGATGCCATGTATTCAGCTGCCACGGCTTCAAAGATACGACGACCAAAATTGTTTTCACGAGCTTTTTTGATGTCATCTTTCCATTGCACTAGCTCACGCTTAATCACTTCATTGAGAGTTTTATCAACTGCTACAACTGCACGATTAACAAACTTGGTTTGTGCTTCGGATATTTTCTTTTTACCTTCTTGTGCCAGCTTAACACGTTGCTCAACCAGAGCCTTTTTATCAGCATGAAACTCAGCAATTTCTTCACTGAGCTGTTTGAGAACGAATCCTTCCAACTTGTTGACACGATTAGCAAGCTCACGTTGGCTGCTTTCCTTTACGGTCTGCAGTTCTTGAGCAAGCTCACGACGTTGAGATTCTAAATTCTTGCGGTCTTCAATAAATTCTGCAATCTCAGCCTTTAGTTGCTTGGCAACAAAACTATTAAGCATTTTTGCATGCTCAATCATTTTTGACTTGTAATTAGTCTTGGCTTCTTGGATTGCGTTACTCATCTTAGCACGTTGACGAATCAGAGCAGAACGATCTTCTGCAAACTCCGCCAACTCCGCGCGAATAGTATCACTCAGCATCGCGTCCATGGCTTCAACAAGCTTAGCCTTATCGTTGTTGTAACGAACGGCATAGTCTTCCTGGAGTTTTTGCTCCACGGCTTTTACCTTGTTGTTAAAGGCTTCCTGTAATGCAGTCTTGACATCTTCGCCAAGTACTTCATTTTCCAGGAGGTCTTTGATTTCCTTTTCCATAGGACACTACTCCTTAAATAAGTTTCAACTCATCGACCCAGCCAAGCAGAATTTTCTTCAGGTGCTTTTGGGCAACTGCGTCATGTTTCATGCTTTCAGCTAGTTCATGAATTTTGTAGCCGTGTTTGCGGTTCATGATCGCCTCATACATAGGTGTGGGGTAAGCATTAGGCGCACTTGGCTTTGCTACGATGTCAACAGTTAACATATCAAAATCTGATACTTTACCATTATCATCGACATTGCCTGATCCACGGGAGCTGACACCCAGCTTGACCCCGCAATCTAACAGCGTACGGACAATGTTACCGCAGGGTGTGGGAAGTATTTGCAACTTACCATAACCATTGGGACCATCCATCCACATTTCAGTAATTTTATGACTTACTCGGTCCAGATGAATTTGCAGTTCCTGTGGGTGATCACACTCACCAAGAACTCCATTATCTTTCTGAATCGATTCTTTAATGTTTTCAACAGCCTTGCGAATTTCATGAAGTGGATATACACGGCCATTGTGATTACGCAGGTCTCCTTGAATGAAAATACCTTTCATGTAGACTTTTTTCTCGCCGCCATGTTCTATGTCTTGTTCCATAATTACTTCTGCTTTTGCAGAATCATAGTTCAAGGTTTCGATTAAAATATTGTTATTCATAAAATTGTCTCTCATTGGCGTAGAATATTTAACTAAAAGTTGAAATTATTGCGGTTTTATGACAAATAAATGCAAAAAATTACCGGAGAATCAATTCTCCGGTAATTTCCTATAATTTTACTTAAGGTTATCTCCACCTTTGCTGAGTGGGCTCATCTTACCAACCGTGTCGGCACCAAATTCTTTGGCAGTTTTGTTGATTGCTGCTTCTGGCTTGTTGCCTTCCTTGGATTGCTTGCTCATTCCCTGAGTTGAAGTCTTGCGACGATTGTCAGCCTTCATATCTGGGTCAGCCTTTTTTAGGGCATCCATAGAGTGCTTGGGTTCATTCTCACGATCAAACCCTTTGTGATCTGGTCCAGTTACTTCAACTGGTTTTGCACCGAAACGAGTTGTTTGACTTTTTGGAAGTGGGCTCTTTGCGTTGTTACCATCGCTCATGCCACTTGCAGCAGAACCCACGTCTTTTGCAGGAACTGACTTTTCCATGTCCTTCATGACAACTTCTAGGTCAAGACTTTCAGCGATGTCGTCAAAATCTTCGTCCATATGCCAAGATTCTTCTTCCTCTTCTTCGCCTTCTCCTTCGCCTTCTTCATCATGCTCTTCACCAGCCTCTTCGGCTTCAAGCTTTTCAAATTCGGCACGTAGTTCAGCAAGAGCATCTTCAAGATCACTCATTTTGTCCATGATTTCTTCATGCTCTTCATGGCTGTCATCACCATCGTCATGGTCAGTGTCCATATCCATGTCCATGTCAGCGTCATCATCTGACATTTCCATTTCTTCATCACCCTCACTCATGGTTTCTTCAAAATCAATCTCATCTTCTAGAGCACTGATTTCTTCGTCCATATCGTCTTGATGATGTCCAGTTATTTCATTGGTGAAATCTTTGCTCATGTCACCAGTTCCACCGACTTCCTCGTCCATGTCGTCATGACTCATCATTTCTTCATGAATGGCTCGTGCTTTTTCAATAAATACTTCATGCAAAAGTTCTTTGGCACGTTCCTCATCATTCTTAATGAGGTATCCAAGAA